TGTCTATACTTTGGCTCCCCCAACGTGTTTTGTTGGGTTTTGCCGAGGCGTAAAGATGACCTCGATCTCAGAGGGTCATGTGCGCTGACCGACGCACATTCAGTTCCGTCCCTTCCCTGAGCTGGTGGGTGTTAGAGATTCCTAGCAGGGCCTAGGATTCTCCGAATATCCCACCGTTCGGCGAACGTGGCGACGAAATCCGGAAAGAAGTCACATTGAGGCGAGAGCGCCTCTGTGACATAGCCAGGAACCTCACAAAGAGGAGGTTCGTAGACCAATAATTCCTCCAGACTCCTCACGAATCCGCATTTCTTCGAGTCCTTCCAAAAGCGGTTGAACCGCTTCTGTATAGAGAAGGACGTGAATTTCTGCAACCGATCCATATAGGCTCCTTGCGACTCACCGGGGTAGCGTCCAAATCCTGTGGCCTCAAGCAGAGGGTTCCTCACTTCAAGTGCTGAAGTAGGAGCCTCCGCCCAGGCACGCCAGAGAAACGGACCCATGGTGGCCTTGGCTTCCTGGAGTTCCATCCAGGTTTCCAAGGTCACATCCCCGAGTCGCTCGCCTGTGGGCAACGCAAACTCCGACATGTCTTCCATGGCCTTTGCCAAGAAGCCAGGTTGACTTGCCGGTAGCGCGATTCTCATGACCTTCTCCTTACCGTCCTCGAGGAGACCCCTCAGATGCGTCGCGACCCGTAACTGCTCATGTGAGCAGATTCCGGGTCGGGGACGCCAATCAGGGGTCATCTTCGAGAGGGTGAGGGGAAGGCCGAGACCGCCCAAATAGATCGGTAGGAACCAGGAGACTCTGTTAGGAACATAGCTGAGCAAGCGGTGCTGACGACGGATGAAGACGGACATAAGTCTGTCACGCTCCGCCATATCGCAACCGCCTGCATCAGTGAATTCTCTAGCAGCGGCTCCTAGTTCCGTCCACTGCCGGGCTTCACAGCCTTTCGACTTGAGTGGGGAGCAGAGGGAGAAGTTTATATATGGGGCTTTGACGAACTCGTCGCCCTCTCGGAGAAAGTTCTCGGAATTGATCTGTAACCAATTCCTAGAGCTAAAACACTTTCCGATTGAGGGCTCAAGCCCAGCCAAGGAAGCCCACGACTTCCACCGGGTTTCCTGGTCGACCGTATAGGACATGACACAGTCATCACCATTGACTAGCAAGGGAAGATCCCTCAACGGAGTGCGTGAACACTCCGGAGGGTCATCTCCCCAATTACGACCGTCAACAGCACGGTAGGGCAGAGAGCAGACGGCCGCATTGACGAGGCAGAGTACCGGAAAGCTGAGGGGTGATCCCATCAGCTGACCGTTCCACTGCGTCTTCAAACACGTGTCCAAGTCTACTACCTTACCGCGATGTTTATTGTCGAAATTGCTATAGTCGAGGCGGTGACCTATCAGAGCCTTCTGCGCGAGGCGTCGTATGGAGTTCGGTAACCGTAAAGGTAACAGATCTCATTCATACAATGCCTCGACAGATCGGATCTCAGATTGTCCGTCGCGGCCGAGTAGTCACCCGAGACCCAATTCCGGGGTCCTTCCTCCAAGTCGACGGCCCGAGGCAGCATATGCTCCGTTAGGAGCTGTGCCGTCACGGGTTCGCCGATAAGTTGGAAGGTCGGAAACCTCTTGAGCTTCCGCCACAAGAACTTCTGTAAGAAGGTCGCAGCAAAATATTCAAGAGCGGGTCCCGCGGTGACTGTCCTGACCTTTAGGGGTTCCAGGATGAAACTCGGTTTACATCGCATATCGAAGGGTCGGGAGTGAAGAAAGTCCCCGAAAGCCACAGAGCGTGGCCTCGGTACATGGACTATCAGCACCCCGAAACGGGGAAAGAAGGTCATATACCACTCATCATAGAGCTCTTCACCCAGGAAATCGCGTATCACGCGGGCAGGGCCACACATCTTCCGAGATTCTGTGTAGCAGCCATTCATACTGGGGAAGACGTTAGAGTGTTTGTACCTCTTTCCTCCAAAAACCTGGGATACAACGGATGATATCTCCGTCTTGAGGGTCTCGAGTTGGAGGGGCACAGAGAACGGACCAGTGAGTACATTCTCACCGGCCTCGTACTTAGCCCACTCCTCCACGGGATCCTTCTTGATCCTCATCTCCAGGTTTCCTCCCTTCTTATACCTTTCCGACTGTTTCCCCACTCTAGTGGGTAGAAACTTACGAGAGCAAATGGAACTCTCATGCTTAAGCCTTGTCGCAACGACCTCGACAGGCTCCGGAGATGGAGATCCCTTCTTAAAGTTTGCGATAGTGGATGCGGCAGATAGCGCCCTGAGCCTTTGGGCTCGGGAGCCGTTGCCCATCCAGTTAGACAAACGAGATAGAAGGGACCTCGAGAATCTCAGGATCCTCCCCCCTCCGAGAAGGGCGAGGAAAAGATGAGGTCGGAGGCCTGCCTCGTGGCCTCCGGGCATCTCCGGAATTTCCTGTCCGGAGATGCGTGAGAAGAATGCGGCATAGAACCATTTAACTAACTTGGTGGCCGTAAGGTCCTTTCCTAGAGCCTCTCTGATGTTCTCCCAACGCGTTGACAGTTCAAGAACTTCTTGAAATGTCGCCGCGTCCATGTTGAAGGTATCCCGCATATTCTGCAGGTACCATTCAGCATGGAGGAACATGAGGACGAAAGGACCTCGAACAGCTTCTTCCCGAAGTTTGTCAACGTCCGCCGGGTCGAGCTTCCTCCAATGAGGAGACTTACTCTTCCAGCCATTCACAATGTTCTCCATTGTGATTGTTGTGTTTTCTTGGTGATTCAAAATCATCTGGAGGTCACA